TTTTGGCTACCTCAGATGGAAGTAGTGTTACAGGTAAGCGGGCTTCGATCCAGAATGCACAGAGAGCAGATGCAGTCCGGGGTTACCGATTCTGGTTTCGGGAGGGATGAATTTAGTTCTAAGGTAACTGAGGATTCGTCCCCTCTTCGAGATGCGGCAGGAGATTTTGCCGTAGGCGCAGTAAATACCCTCGCAGGGCTAACGTCTAATCCGGGAACCTCTGCGGCTTTTGGGCTAATAGGCAGACATCCATACTTTGAGTATCAGCCGGGGCAGCAGTATCCGATACCTATGCCTTCGCAGCCGAAAGACGCTACGGTACCTGTTGAAGTGTACAATTTCATTCGGGACACAGTCGGAGGCGCTCAAATAGCTCCCAAAGCGGGGTATGCCGATACAGATTATGCGCAGTCTGTGATAGACTATTTAACACAGCACGCCATTAAGACGGACAGACAGAAGGCTATAAAGGCTAAGAAATTCGGGAGATAGCATTTGGCCGAGCGGTTTGGAACTGAAATCACTATGCTAGGCGTTAGCGTGCGCGGAGAACTCAGTATTGAGGACGCCCGCGCATTTGCTATTGAGTGCGTCAATTGCATAGGGATGCAAATATCCCACCCGGCGCACGTGGTAGAGTACCCGCTTCATAATGGCGAGAATATCGGATTTATGCTTCTCCAGCCTCTTATCGAGAGTTACGTGATACTGGATGTGTGGACGAATCTCAAGGGATTCTATCTTGGAGTAGCAAGCTGCAAGGACTTTAACTCTACCGACGTAGAGAACCTCATAGATAAGTGGGGATTCCGTAGAATGTCGATCAGCGGAGGGTACCTGAACCTATAATGAAAGAAGACTTGAGTACGAAGTCTGCCTGTGTGATAGACAATGGAGCCTTCCTCGAAACTGCCGTCATGCTCTCAAAAGCGTTTGGCAAGGTCTACTATGTCACCCCATGGGTAAACGCTTTTCCTCGCTCGAACGATAACATGATAGGGCGTGGCATTCCAGGCATTAAGCGCATAGATAGCCTCTTCGATGTTGTTGATGAGGTAGACCTCTTCGTATTCCCTGATGTCGGTGATGGCCCCCTCCAGCTACACCTTGAGTCCCTCGGCAAGCGTGTTTGGGGCTCTCGTATGGGGGAGGAGCTGGAATTCCGGCGCGAGAAGTCTAAGGCGTTCTTTCAGCGTATAGGGCTGCATATAGGCGACTGGCAGCCGGTAGAGGGGCTAGATAACCTTCGAACTTACCTCAAATCGCACCCCAGACAGTGGGTTAAGATAGATCGTTTCAGAGGAGACTTTGAGACGTTCTATTCTCCTACGTATCGACAGATCGAGACTCGGATCGATGAAATAGAGCAGATCCTCGGTATTCGTAAGCACACGACTCGCTTTATTGTTGAGAAGAACATTCCAGACGCTGTGGAGATAGCTTTTGATGGGTACACTATCGATGGACAGTTTCCAAAACATAGCGTTTGCGGAATCGAAATTAAGGACGCCGGATACGTCGGTAAGTTCATCCCGTATACTGACGTCCCCGAGCCACTGCGAGATATTAACGAGAAGCTGGCTCCCACCCTCCGAAATTATCGTTATAGGAACTTCTTCGCGTGCGAAGCACGGATTACTGAGGACCATAAGGCTTGGGTAATTGACCCTTGCTGCCGTACTTCAAGCCCTCCTGGGGATCTCCTGCTGAACATGTACACGAATCTTCCGGAAGTGTTCTGGCACGGAGCGGTAGGAGAGATGATCGAACCAGAAGTGGCTGGAAAGTGGTGTGCCGAGCTGCTTGTTCACTTCGCAGGAGATGGCAAGGCTTGGAGATCCGTGGACTTCCCGGAAGAGATTCGCGAACACATTAAGCTAAGAGCTTCTGCGAGAGTCGGAGGCAGGTACTACATGATTCCGCAGGTTACCGGCCCTCAGATGGTAGGGGCTGCTTGCGGGATCGGTAACACGATGGAGGAAGCAATTAAGCAGGCGAAAGAGTATGCAGAGCAGGTAAAGGGCTACCTGTTCGCCAACGAGTCTCACTCGCTAGATCAGGCCGCGGAGGAGTTGAAGAAGTTAGACTCGTTAGGGCTTGGCATATGATTGATGTCACTCTGGATGATGATTTTGAGATACGTGTTCGGTTCGTGGCACCTCTGGCGCAGAGGTACGACACTACCGATGACTATTTCATGGATCAGGGCCAATTGGTGGTTTTAGTCTCAAAAGAAGGCTCTTTCTCACACAAAATGGCGATACTGCTCCACTCGTTGGTAGAGTGGGCAGTAGCACGAGAAGATGGTGTACCTACAACAAAGATAGATGAATGGGACTTCTCACACACAGATTCACCGGAACCCGGAGCGGAGCCGGGCTGCCCCTATGGTAGGGCTCACCACATAGCGTACGGTGTCGAAATGGCGTTCCGGTCTCTGACAGGTACGCCCCATGATATTTCTTCGAGCACGGAGAATGTAATTGGCAACAGCGAAACTTCCAGCAGCTCCTCGTAAAGCTAAAGTACCTGCAACCCTTCAAGAGCAAATTGATGCTCAAATGGCCGACCTCTATCAGCGGGCACTTGATGGAGATATGCGTGCTAAGGCGGAATGGTTCGATCAGGTACAGAAGACACAGAACGAGCAGACCTTTAACGTAGAGATCAACATTGTTCCCTATCGGATAGCCGATCCTGCCCTCTCGAATATCCTGCAGAATGCTGACGCACAGGTAGTAGCAGATGCCCTCAAAGGACTTACTCTTCGTATGCAAACAGACGGATTCCCTGCCGACATGCTTGAAAAGTGGGAGAATCTTCAGCCTACTATTTTTACGTGGTTGGAAGACCTGGAGCGTGTTGGCGATGAAGAATAAGGAACTTCTATCTTGCGAGTAATTGATGTAAGGGCTACTGCCAAGAGTCGGGAGGCTTTGGAGCACTACTTGTTCGATGGATACGAGACTATGGCTCTCGGGTTCGGAGGCTCCCGTTACGGAGCCAAGACGTGGACGGGTTCTCAGATTATGGGTTTTCGCCGCCTAATGTACCCGAATACTCGTGGTCTTTGTCTTCGTACTGTTCAGCGTGCTGCTGATCTGAACCTCGGAGAAGAGATTAAGCATGCCTTTTTTAAGGCTCATGGTATGTCTGTAGGCAAGAGGTCAGGAGGAGGAGTAACGTATCTGGAGGCAGACAAGCGATTTATTCTCCCTAATGGATCAATGATCCAGCTTGCCTACTGCCGTCTTTCGAGCGATTGGGAGCAGCATCTCGGTCTCCAATGGGATGACATTTGGTTCGAGCAGGCCGAGCAGGTGAAAGAGTCCATGTACGACAAGTTCACAGGCTCAAACCGTCCCAATAATCCTGATTGTATTTCTAGAATGCTTCTCACTTTCAATCCGGGGGGTATTGGGCAGGAGTGGATACAAAAGCGGATAGTGAACCCTGAGACGCGAGACAGGCGTACTGTCTACATTAAATCAACCGTGCGGGAGTGCCTGTCTACTCTTGAGAGAGACCCTTCGTATATCCCGCAAAAGTTAATGAAGATAAAGGACCGGGTTACTCGTCAGCGTTGGCTTGACGGAGATTGGGATGTAATAAACGGCTCTTTCTTCGTCTTGCCGGATAAGGTTGTCAGGGAGCTCTTCCCTCCTCGCTATGCTCAGTGGCAGGGAGCTGCGGACTATGGGTACTCTAAGCCTTTTGCCTATCTGCTGTCCGCCTTCTGGCAAGATGACAAAGGCAATCCTCACCTGCACATACAAGACATGGTGTATAGAGCACGTCTCGATACCGATATGCAGGCTAAGATGTCGCTCGAAATGGAGGAATCCGTCCGTGAGTACACGAAAGGTTCATTCAAAGAGGTTGAATATCGGTTGGCGGACCCCGCAACAGGTACACCGGCTCCCCGTGAGTCTGAGGACCAAAGTAAGGCTGTTGCGGATCAGTGGCGGGATAACGGGCTATATACCTATCCTGCAGGTAAGTGGTCCCGCCCCGCAAGATGGGCGCTGGTACGCAGGCTCTTCAATCAGGGAATTCTTACAATCTCTCCCCGCTGTGCAGAGCTGATCTCTGAGATTAAGCGTGCCGTGCAGATGGAAGACAAGGACGACATAGACCAAAAGAAATGCGCTGACCATGCCCTTGATTGCCTTGCGTACCTGGTATGTCACCTGTTCGGACTGAACTACGGAGCGTCGAAGGAGATTGTAGACGGGTATGGCAGACCGCTTGAGCTGGTAGGAGATGATGAGAGGCCATGAAACGTAGAGCACACGATTTCAGCGGAGAAGAGGCGAAAAAGAGAGCAGAGAAGCTCGCTGCGGAAGCAGTGAAGTTCAAGGCGGCTCCTAGCCCTCTTCCTCATATTTTTAAGGCACAGGGCAAGAAGAATGCCTAGATACCTTTTTGACTGTATCGGCTGCAAGAGGCGAAAGCAGATAGTTCGACCTATGACAGAGGGCGCAGATCCTGCTTTTTGTCCCGATTGTGGCACTCTTCTAGATCGTATATTTACGGTTCCGAGGATAATGATTCCTGAGCATACCTCTGCTGAGAATGATATTTTCGGCATCATAGCCCGGTCTACTTCCGACAAAGATAAGAAGGCTGTTCAGGAGAAATATGCTCAGCAGAACGATGAGGAGTCCGACAGCATTATCGGAGAGGCCCCTATCGTATCCATGGACACTATTCTGCGCTCAGGTATAGTAGAGGCAGCTAAATCAGGCATAGAAGCGGTCAACCGTTGGCGAGAAAATTGGGTACGTCCTGAGCTGGAAGGTATTGCAGATGAAGCTGGATCAAGCGCCGAAGCATCCTGAGGAAAAATCGAACGCGCTATCGAATGCGGAGATAGTCGGGCGTGTGCGCTTCATGGAACGCTACATGAAGCGTTTCAAGGATGCGGACGAGACTGCTTCGCGTCGGTACATTGACGCTAACTCTCCTGAAACAGGGGATTCCGTCTATGACTTTGATGGAGAGGAAGGCATCTACTTCGAGGAAGCGGATACTCCGGATAACGTCCCTATTGGGCAGATTAACTACGCCACGATCAATAACGAGATCAAGCAGGCAGCTATCGCTATAAAAGCGCCTAAGCTCGTCATCATTGCAAACGAAGATGAAAAGAGCGGGGGCGTGCCGGGAGCTGTTCGTACAGTTTCTAAGTATTGGGAGAAATGCTGGAAGAATGGCGGATGGGGCAGAGAGGTTCAAGGAGGGCTGCAGAAACTCGGTATCTGCGGACTGGCGGCGCTTACCTATTACTGGAGCCCTCGCTACGGCCCAATGTTTGAGAATCTAATGTCTCGTGAGCTGTTGGTAAATCCTCACGCGTCCAACTGGCGCAGGTTAGGTTATGGAGGAAGAATCCTGCGGATTCCTCTGCGAGAGGCTAAGCAGAAGTACGATCCTAACGGGGAGAATATGCTCTTCCTTGATGAAGGATGGAGCGAAGAGTTCTACTCAAATCAGGACCGTAAGACAATCGAGCTACGTATCTATTGGGACTACTACACCGAAGCGCACATCTATAATGATCGTGTAATTTACCGTACTCCGAATCTCTATCAGGGGATAACAGATGATGTTCCACTTATCGAACAAGCCAGTATTATTGATCCACGTGGGCGCCTACTGCCTCTCGGGGATAATATACTTGCTTCTGGTCTTAATCAGGCGTGCGTGGATCTTACAACAGCCGCTACCAATATGGCAAGACATGGTGGGCAGATTACGCTTGCGGAGGAGAAAGCGTTCGATGAGGGCGTCAAAAAGGCCATACAGAACGGGCAGCAGCAGCAGGTTATTTTCACCCGAACACCTATCAATCCTCAAAACGTGCCTATATATCGCGTTCCTGCAGAACAGCTTTCCCCTGGATTCGAAGGGGCAAAAGCCGATATGGTTCAAGCCCTCGATGCGGTACAGGGAATAGGTGTCGGGGCACGAGGGACAGGAGGGCTTGCAGGCGAGACGGCTACTTCAGCGCTTATCTCAGAAGGAAGAAGTGGCGCGATTCCAACGCAGGCGCGACTGAGGCAAGAAGAATGGCTGTCTCGAATGGCGGAGACCTTCGTAGCTCTCATTCAGAGGTTTGGGGGGCCAACCCCTGATGACCCAGGTAATGCAGAGACCCGTAAACTCTGGCAGGCGTTTGGTGCTGTGCAGGAGGTATCGGTAGAGCCTGGCTCCACTTCGTTCCGGAACCCTGCTACCTCAGAACAGTCTGCATTGCAGCTTTACATCGGCGTGCTGCAAAACATGCCTGTATGGGAAGGGCTGGCAGCTAAGGGCGTGGTTCCCGCTATTCCTGATCCTATCGCGGCCTACATGCACCTTTTGCGTGCATATAACATCAACGATTCTGAGAATTACATGAAGCCTGCGCAGCCTGCTCCTCCTCAATCGATGTTGTCTCCAACAAGAGAGCGCCTCCTTGTATCCATGTACAAAGATGCTCCTGAGGACGTTCGACGTCAGATAGAGAAAGAGGTAGGATTTACTCCTTCCGTCCTTCCGCCTGAGAAAGACGAAAATCAGGACATGAACAAAGAGCGCATGAAGGCGGCTGTTGAGCTTGAAAAACAGCACAGGGAGCACTCTCACACGACTACAAGCAAAATTCTTGATACGCTGCTAGCAGGAAATAACAATAAACAGTAGTATAATGGGATAGGAGAGCACACTATGGACCTGGAAAACATCGAAGAAGCTCCTCTAGGAGAGGCGCTGAGCATTGGCGATCTTCCCGATGAATTCGGGGATATCTCTGACATTGACAATTTTGACTTCTTGGGAGACGAGGATACGCCCGATCCCAACGAAGACGCACAGAACCCTCCTCCGGCTTCCGTGGAAGCTGGCGACATAAGCGGCAAGCCGGGGGAAGGTACCAAAGAAGGGGAGACCGCACCGGACCCCCAAGCAGCAGAGAAGCTTGACGCGTACGAAAAGCTTGACGCGGCTCTACGCGATAGTCCGGGCGAGGCCATAAAAGCAATTTTTGCCGGCATGAACCCCCAGGCTAGAGCAGCTCTTGCCGGTGAACTTTGGGGAGCACCTGCTCCACCGGCCGGAGCACAACAGCCGACAGGGGAAGTATTCGATATTGATGGATATGACCCTCAAGGGGACATGGAGATTGCTCTCAAGAGCAAATGGAATGACATTCAGGCTATTCCAAGCATTATTCAGATGCAAGACGAAACAGACCAGCGAGTCCAGCAGGGATTCTCTGCCTTCGTGCCGCATGTTACTGATGCGAACATAGCTGCACAGCTTGCGCTTGCCAAGGTTGAGGCGATATGCGCCGCTATCGGAATTGAGCTGCCGGACCCAGACGGAGGGGCAGTCATTAAGACCTTGCAGGGGGGCAATACTACGTACCGCGATGCAGTACGTAAGAGCACAAACTACAAAGGACAAGTAGACGCTCACAAGCAGACGCGTACGCCAAGGCCGGAAACAATCGGCGGGGGCACACGTACAGCGGAGAAAATTCCGGTTGGTACGGATGCGGTTGCTATTGCTCGGAGGCTAGGGGTTCTCCCTCCTCGTTAAGGGGTTAAAAATTGGCTCTTACGAATGCTGATGCGGCAGCTAACGGCTTTACGTCGGCTGTTCGTGATGCGTGGCTGTCGGCAAACTACATGCCGCTGTTTACGCAGCGTTCGCCTGTACTAAAAATGCTGCAGCTTCGGCGCGGCATTACAAAGCCTCGGGGCTACGGCGATCGTATGCGTGAACCGGTCATGGTTCCTGTTACCACCGGACCAGATTTTCATGGTGTCACTACTGGGTACGAAGAAGACGAGCCCGAGCCTATGACGGGGTACACTTCTGCGTACTATTATCTAAGTCAGTACAAGATCGACGTATCTTGGGATGACTACGATACCGTACGTGGAGGCGACCCTGTTGAGATGGTACGCTGGAGCGAGTCGCACTTTAAGAATGCGCTTCTTCGAGCGTTTAACAAACTCCTCAAGCATCTTTGGAGCCCTCCCGAGACTGTTGGATCGACGGGTATCCGTACTCGAATCGCTTCTCTTCGTACCCTCATCAATTCGGGCGGATCAAACACAACTGATGGTGGAGCTGATCCTCCAGCTCAGTTGAATCAGCTAAATCCCGCACTTGTTGGAACTTCTGGTGCGACTGCTATCACAAATGTAGGCTCTCTGGAGCGTAACGCGGCAGGCGCAGCTTACTGGTGTTCTAACGTGTGGAATACGTCAGGGACTCCTGCAGTACAGGCCCTCACTGTGCAGGTTCTCAACGACATCTATGAGGACGCCTATCAGGAAGGCGAAGAGCCGGACCTGTGCATCGTTCCTCCAGCTCTCTACTCGAAGATGCAGAATCTTCTAACCGTAGGTGGCAGTAATGGTGGGCAGGTATTCGGAGAGTCTCGGCTGGCGAAGCTCGGCTTCTCTGCTATCAAATTCCGAAATGCGGAACTGGTTGTAGACAAGCGCTGCCCGCTTACCGGGTATGTCTCAGGAACCTCTACTGCCCTTGGAATGCACCTGTTTATGCTGAATATGCGGCACCTGTTCTGGAGAACGACCGGCAACAAGCCGAAGTTTAAGGAAGTCGTCTCGAATCGCTTGATCGAGGAGCATGTTGGCTCCTGGTATGGCGCTCTTACAGGCGATCACCTCGGCAACGTCCATGCAGTACACCCATTCCTGAGCCAATAAATGACAGCACCTATCTTTGTCCCTACAAATCAGGCCAACGGCGCTCCCGTACAAGAGTACGGGGCGCTTCAGGCTTATTCGCTGGCAGGTACCTCTGGTATCACAATACTTCCTTCGAATATGCCTTCGTTTAAGTGTGAAGACCGTCAGGATATGTCTCTTGTTGCACGAGTTGTAGGCACGGCTGCGTTCAATTTAGACTATGAGTTCAGTACGGATCTAGGCATTACATGGTATGTAGGGCAACAGGTAGCTTCGTCTACAATAACGGCGGATGATGGAACCGCTAGCTTTACGCAAAATGCGGTAATGAATGTCACGGTAGGCTGGCGGTGGAGGGTGAACATTTACAACCCCTCCGGAACAGCTTTAACGGTAGCAGCGGAGTGGCGATACTTCTCTGCGGGAGGCTAGTAGATGGCAGGGTACGCCCTTGTAGCTCCGGGCAACGTAACAAAGCCCGATGAAATTATAGGTAATTTTATCGTTGCGAATGGTGAGATTATCAACGACGGAGATCCGGTAGGCTGGAACAGCTCCGGGTATGTTGTCTGCGCGTCCAAGACTCAAGGCGCTATCGTAGAGTGTTTTGGCTTCGCGAAAATGGTTGATGACCTCTCAGGAGGCACAGCATCCTACGTGACTGGAAACGTTAGCACGCAGCCAAATAGCCCGGTAATGATTGCTGTTGCAAGACGAATTCTTATCAAGAACATGACCACCACGCTCGTACCTTCTCTCGCAGCAGGCAAGCGTGTATGGCTAGCGGCGTCCGCAAGTTCAGGTACCGTAAGCGCCTATACCTGTGCTGCACCTTCGACTACCAACGGGGACCTCATATCGATGCTTGGACTGGTCCTGCCGAACGGTACAGACATATGGCTGGAGGCTCCTACCACGATAGGATTCCAGTACCAGACTGCGGGTAACAGCACGGTCAACTTCGCGTAAGGGAGATACTTTGACAGCAGTCGCAGAGAAGCTTGAATTCGTAGCTACGCATGTGATCAAGGGTAACCCTGTCATGCGTAACCCGAATTGGGTACATGGACGAGGTGTCGGCGGTTTCTGGATCGATGCAGAGGGCAAACTCTACACTCCAGGTCAAGGCAGCAGTAAAGCCGTTCCTTTGTCAGAAGCTCCGAAAGTGATTGCTGCTACGGTAGGACCTACTGAGGGCGGAGAGTTTGGCGTTACGTATGCTCGTGTTGGGGATATAATCCCTGCCGCTCAGTACCATACGAACGCATTAGGAGTTCCAACAAAGGGAGTCATGGTCACACGAGACGCGGCAGGGGCAGCTCTTCGCGCCTCTTCGTGGCCTGATTCCCAAGCACCTTGTGGCCATGCAGGAAACTCTAATGACGATGAAGCGACCTTTGAGAACAAGGACGCGGAAGGTAACTGTATCGTACGCCTGTACATGCGTGGTAAGGGCTACGTGAAGATCAAGATTCCCCGTACCTTGTTCTTCGAGGTAGTAGAAGAGTGACGTTCAAAGATATTCGAGATCGTATCTATAGCCTTCTGCTGTTTGGCGGCTGGACAAGCACAGCCGTCAAGCCGGATTATGCGTATCTCGCGAACATGGGGCTCAAGCTGTTTACTCAAGAGAGTCAACATTGCGTAGAGCCCTTAACTTTATATACTGTCGGAGGGCAGCTTACATACAGTGCGCAGCCAGATCCCAGTGACCCCAGGGAATGGGTAATGCTCTTTGATAATGCGGCATACGGCTTCTCTCAGTGTCCTTTTAGCACAGACTATAACGCTCTTGCTTCCAGCGGTCAGATGGGGCTTCAGGTTCCTGGCACTACACAGCCCTCAGTAACATCGGGGCTCACTACCTCGTGGCTCCCGCAAACGGCGCTTACGAACCTAGACAACATGAATCGTTTGTGGAGGTATGATGCTCCAAGTACGCCTCAACAGTGGTTTTGGTATGACCCGAAGCATATAGGTCTATGGCCTGTTCCGTGCTCAGACGGTATCGCTATAAGCTGGCTCGGCATTCGCTACGAGCCCAGCATGGTGAACGATTCTGACACACCTTTGGTACCGGACGTGGAGTGCGAGGGGGTAGCTCTTCTAGGTGCAGCCTACCATGCCAAGCTCTATGCACGAGGGGACGAGCTGAAGACCGTAGCGGCTTATCAAGATCAAGGTATCTGGTTCGCACAGCGCACCAAGGAGCTAATGTCTGCCAAGAACGCGTCTCTCGTGACCCGCTATGTGCAGAGAGCACCTCAAGAGTACATGGTTACCGGAATGAAGCAGATACCCTTCTTTGAAGTTTCGAGGTAAACAATGCCCGAGCCTCTTGACGTACCTTTCGGCGGGCTGCAAGGTCTGGTTAACCCTAATCGCGTCCCTTTCGGTGCGGCGATTACTGCTACTGACTGCTTTCTGGATGACGATACCGTAACCGGACGAACCGGATACCGTTCTCTTCTAAATACTTTCGTGGCTGCGACAGGCACCCCTCAATTCATAGGTCGGTTTCAGCCTACCCTCTCCGTAGCAGCCCATACCGTTGCTGTGATCTCCGGCAACGTATGGCTACTTACGGAGGCTTCTTCCGAAACTGCTTCTGACGCTACCGCTACTGAAATAGGCGTCAATACGTTTGGCGCGACGGATAACATTAGTGGGGATCAGCTTGCGGAGAACTTCTACCTCGCGACAGATAACAGCACGCCTAAGTGGGTACGCATAACACCTTCCCTGACGCTCGAAGTAATTGCCCAGCTTCCTACCCCTGCCGTGCCTAGCGCTACCGGGGCTTCTCTGGACCTCGTTCTGTTTAATGGTCTGTCGGCTCCCGCTTTGTCAGGCATAACAGTAAGCAGCACCTCTGTTCCGAATTGGGAGCAGTTATCCGGTACCGCTGGCAGTACTGCCAAGTACGATCTTACAACCGGAGGAGGACCTGCGGGAGGGTACCAGTGGCAAAATACTGTCTGGTTAATGATGACGCTCTCTCCTGAAACCCTGTCAGGGGGAGGTACTAATTTTCAGGTATCTCTACAAGATACGGGCGGAACCTCCTACCCTCTTGGTACGATAGTAGATCCTCCTAACACTAATGGCTCTCCGTGGTGTGTGTTCTTCTACCTTGTAGGGCTCGATATATCGGACCCTATCAAGTACATAACATTTACCCAGGGTACCAAGCCCAGTGGTTCGGGCGCTGCCCCTTTTTGTATTAGCGGCTTTATGGCCTTTTCTACGGCTCCTGAGCCAGGAACGGTAGACTACTACGTGGTCTACTACAACAGCGTCACAGGCGCGGTATCGGCACTCTCCCCTGCCCTGCCTATCGTGTACGCACCTATCAGCATAGCGTTCCCTGCTACGGAGGCGGGGCGCTGGAACTACAACAACTTTCAGAGTCTCGGAATCCGCTCTACGAACCCGGATACTATGGGCTTCTCCGACATGTTCAACAGAGGTGACGGGCTAGCGTATCCGACCGCGGCGGATTTTGCCTTCATCTACACCTTCTCCGACACGATACCGGCAGCAGCTCAGTATCCGAATACTGATACTATACAGCTCTATCGGTCTACTTCGAATACTGTCAGCCTTGTAGGAAACTGTATCACGTCTACCCGGGCTGACGGGAGCGCATGGACGACAGGTACAGGAACAGCCTCCGATTACCCTCTGAACTATACTTTCCAGACAGGAGGCAATACGGCTTGGGACATCACAGACAATACCGGACAGTCTGCCTCCTCTAATCCTGTCTATCAGCCTGGAGGTCCCGGCCCTAGCGTGTCGTGCCTCTGCGCATTTGCCGATCGTTTGGTAGGAGGCTATGCTAACACTCTTTACATAAGCAGCTTTACTCCCATAACAGCAGCATCAGACCTAATTCCTCAGTGGCCTGCTATCGCAATACAGGATAGTAACGGGTGGTCGTTCAACATTGATCCGGCTCCTACAGAGCAAATACTGTCAGTTGTGGCGGGGGATGCTCTCTACATAGGTACCAACAAGAGAGTCTCTCTGCTTCGAGAGCTGACTCCCGGCACGATTCCATTTGATGTACTGAACCGGGGCGTAATTGGTAAGCAAGCCGCTGTTTATGCCGAAGAGCAGCTAATGTGGGCAGCGTACGACGGTGTTTACTTCGCTCAAAACGTCTCAAATACAGGAGAGCTGACGCAGCCAATACGTATTTACGTGTACAAAAATCAATTTCTGCCGGATAGTACGGTAGCTATCGGCTATCAGGAGCGTAAGCTGAGTGTGTTTCGAGGGAATAAGAGACTCAGGTACGACTTCGTAACCTCGAAGTGGACAGGCCCCGATACATTGGCAGATAGCGTGTTTTCGGCGCTCAGCTTCTCTGTCACGCAGGGAACATACAACTCTGTGGCGTATCAGAGTACAGAACAGCTTTGGGTACTGACAGCAGACAGGTACGTGTCCCGATTTCAGTCCTTCTGTCAAACAGATAACGCTATCGGAAGTACGCCGGGTACCTCGCCTCCGGCTTGGGTATATAGTACAGGCTTCTCTCGTATGATAAAGCCTGGATTCGCGACTCAGCTAAGTGTTCTTGCATCCGGGCTGGTTACAGTTAAGGTAGCGAAGACACTTGAGGCAATAGAGCCCGATGAGGCAAGGCTCCTTGTAGCTAATGATCAATCGTGGCGTACGGAGGTAGACTTTCCCGGTCCTACTGACCTGAGAGGGAAGAAACTCCGGCTGGAGTTCGGTGGAGCGAATCTGGTATCTCTGTTTGCGGCAAATATGATGTTCGAAGAAACAGATGCAGCAGGCGGATAATGGACGTACTGAAGACAACAGGTAACAGGGGATTGGACGAAGAGATCAATCGTATCTTGTCTCGGGTAGGAGCTCTTGAGAGCAGCACAACTACTGTTCCTGCGGCCTCCCCTGTAAAGCCTAACGTATCTCCTTTGCCCTCTATTTCGCCTGCCACAACGGTAACACAGATAGCAGAGGCATCGGTCGTAGGATCTCTGCCGTCCTATGCTCGTGAGGACCACGTACACAATGGTCCTTGCCTACTCTACGCAGATGCCTCTGTGCCGAGTGGCAACACAATTGCCAACACAACTACGGCAACGGCGTTTGCATCCTCATACACGATTCCGGCCAACACGTTAGCAGCAGGTATGGTGCTTGAGTTAGACTTGTGCGGCAACTATGGACTTTACACTGCATTGGCTGGCACGATCACAATTACTGTCAAAATAGGATCGACGCAGGTCCTGAGTTTCGGTCCGTTTACCCTGGCAGGCCCGTTTGCCTCCAATGGCTGGGGTCTGGATGCAGTGCTGTTTGCCACCTCGATCGGTGCGTCGGGTACAATCGAAGTACAAGGGCGGGCGGAGTTTGCAACGTTGGGAACAACCGGCGTAGACGTTTCGGCAAATACATCCCCGTTCACAATCGATAGTACAACTAACCAGGCAATAACTGTTACATGGCAATTCAGCGTAGCTAACGCAGGCAACACCACACAGCTCCGCACGATGATGGTACGAGTAGATCAGTAGGTAGGAAGGTCAACATGTCTTTAGCAGCAAATAAGTTCAATATCTACGTTCAGAATCTTGGTCAAGGCGTTCACAACCTGAACACCGACAACCTGTTCATTCTGCTCACCAATACTGCTCCCAATGCAGGAGATACTGTTGTAGACACCACTACTACGACGTGTACCGTTAAGAGCGTGTCGAACGCAGGAGAAATAGCTGCAGGCAACGGGTACACGAAGGGCGGCGTGCAGCTATCCTCCAATGCCTACACAGAAGTAGCAGGCCTCGCATCTCTGGTAGCTAACCAGGGCGTGATTACTGCAACCGGAGCAATCGGCCCTTTCCGATATGCCGTACTCTACGATAACTCGGTAGGCACTACTGCAACGCGGCCGGTTATGCTTTGGTGGGACAATGGCTCTTCGGTGTCGCTTGCGTCCGGGCAGAATCTCCTCTTGCAGAACTCGGCCGGCGCCGGAAACTTCACAGTTACCTACCCGCTTTTGACCGATGACTAAGGGATAACCCGTGCCAACTCCTAATCCAACCGGACAAAGATCGCCGCTGCTGTCGTTCAGTGGTGGCCCTACCAATTCTGCAGGAACGTACTACACGTTTCTGTGCGCCAACCTGCTCAAAGGCTACGGTGCGGCGTTGGCATGGGGCGCTACAGAACAGCCATTTCAGCAGCCTATACCTGTAGGCAGCGCTGATGGGATGTTGCCTGGTGGCGGAATGTTGCAAAACTTCTACGTCAATTGCAGTGCTAACCTCGCGTCGAAGTACACGTTCACAATTTACGTAAACGGTTTTAATACCGGTATAACGGTAAACCCGGCAGGCACGGGAACAACTTCGGACACAACCCATACAGTATTGGTCAATCAAGGTGATCTTGTTTGTATCCAGTGCGTACAGGCAAGTGGCGCGGTTGATATAAGTGCAACGCTGGTGCAGTTTGCCATTGAGTTTGTCGCGTACGGAGCCAATCAAAGTCTGGTGCTAGGCGGAAACTGCTCTGGTGGAACAATTTCGACGACTGCAAATACGTATGCGTCGTTCCAAGGTGTGGCCGGGAACTCGGTGGGCACAGACGGCCCTGCTGAGACAATAGCCGCACCCGGCACACTCAAAAACCTCTACATCCACACGAGCGCAAACGTCTCAAACTCTTACTGGACAGTAACACTTGACAAGGCTACCGTGCCTCAAACTCTTACTGCAACGGTTTCGTCTGGCGCAGATGCGCACGATACAACTCACACGGTAGCTGTAGCGGCAGGAAACTCTGTTACGGTAGCAGTTATTCCGGGCGGATCGACTGCTACCGCACAGTCGAATATCACGTGGGGGTTTGAGTTTGACCCAACGACGGCAGGTTACTCGTTAGGATGCTACGACATCACACCTCTCCCCTCCGCCGGATTTTACTACAATGGCGTTTCAGGTTCGGATTTTTCGTTAACTGAGGCTGATACGCAGAACATCATGCCCGGTGCGTACACGATTCTAAATCTCTACGGGCAGCTATTTGTTCCGATTGCATCCAACTTTGTGGAGTTCACGCTTCGCAAGAGTGCGGGACCTACGGCGCTTACTTGCCAAGTCTCACATGCGCTGTCAATAAGTCCGGGTTATGCAAGTGACACCACTGACTTGGTATCCGTGGCAGCAGGAGACCTTGTAGGTATCCAGACCGTCAGTAATGTGTCTGCAACTACGTACTCGGCAGCAGGTTTAGTGTTCTACGCATCAAGCAATTTATCTATGGATCTCGGAACTGCTGTGTTCTCCGAAACCGGTGGAAGCATCAATGCGACCGTACAGCAACTAATGAATTTGGGAAAAGCGACGTTTACCGAAACCGGTGGCAGTATACTCGCAACCGTGCAGCGGCTCTTCAACCTCGGCAAAGCGACATTCGGGCTCACTGGCGGCAGTATCGATATGACTTTGCCGATCGTGCCTTTTTCTTTGTCCTCCTTGGGAGCGTGGGAGTACGGCGCAGGTACAGCGAGCTCCCTACCAGTCGGAAATGGTTCTACTATAGTAGGCCCTTTCCAGTGCCAAGAGCGCGAGCAAATGCAGGTTAAGGTACATGCCGAGAGTGCAAATACCTTCAATCTGAACTATGAATTCAGCACGGATAAAGGTACAACATGGTACGTAGGTCAGCAAGTCCCTTCCAGCACAGGGACTGCTGATGATGCTTCCGGAGCAGTACAGCAAGCGCATGGACATTTTAACGTGGGTTATTGGTGGCGGATCAACCTGTACAATACCGATTCAACCGCCGAAAATATCGTTTTTGAGTGGAGACTGCATTCGTACTAAGAGGATAAAATGAGCCTGACTTCTACCCCGTTCGCGGGACCTTTTACGACACAACTTATTGCACAGAGTTCTGCAAATGCCTCTCCGAATAACAACGTCAGAGGAGCTGCTACGAACCTGTTTCTTGCACGAGTAGACAACTCAGCTAACCCTTCTCAGGTCGTCTATCTGCATCTGTACAACAACCCAGCACCTACGGTAGGAACTACTGCACCAGACGTAACAATAATGGTTGCAGGAGGCGCTATCCTGGAGTCACTGTGGCTTACAGGCATATCCTTCGGAACGGCGCTATCTTTCGCATGTACGACATCGGGTGGGCTAGGAGGCAGCTCCTCTCCCACTAACCCGGTCGCGGTGGCCCTCGCATGTTCGTAGCACAGCAAATATCCGCAGACTTTATGACGAAGGAGCTTCTGCAACAGCTCGGCTCCTCGTTCTGGATCGGTCTGCAAAGAATCCGGAACCAGAGAGATCAGACGCTCAGTCTTACCTCCGCAGTTGCTAACGTATACAACAGCTCCAACACTAAGGTAGCAGGCCCTCTCTCGCTTCAAATAGAGCCTGACGATACGGCTCCTCCATTGCAGCAGGCAGGCTATCTCTTGCAGACAGGCAGCGGACTGACTATTACATCGGCGGACACTTATCGGGTAGTATATACCCTGACAAACAAGACCGGAGAAGTAGGCTCGATTCAGCAGAGTTTTGTGCTTCGGGCAAACCCCTTCTAGGAATTCAACATGCAAAACTGGAACTATGCAGAACTAGGCTTTCTGTTCGTAATAATGAGCACCCTATTACGTATAGTCTGGTATGCTAAGGAGCTTGTAGACGACGTACACAAAATAGCTTACACGCAGCAGGAGCAGCAGGCTACCCTTGATAAGCACGATGCTGCTATCCACGCGCACAACATGGAACTGGCTATATTGAAAGACGCCCACAAACGATAGAAAAGGACAAAAGCGGATGAGCACATCTAAAACACTTCTCAGGCTGGAAGGCCCCCCCGAGACCATGGAACGCTGCGTAGGGCAGATCCTGATTAGCTGCATCGAGTATGCTGACCTGGACGGCATAGTAGTTGGCAGGCAAACCGGAGTAGCTCTTACAGGAGAGGGCTTCGAAGAGGGCAAGACAGTACCCGGCCTTCGGGAAGCCTACGCATGGACAGCCCTCGCAACAAACGTTCTCGTTAACTCCCTTGCCGAAGTATCAGAGAATCCTGCAGAGGATACTCCGAGAATCATACGGGCAAGCAGCCTACCAGTAAATTAACATGTCTATATTTGAAGAACTGCGCGAGCTTATCGAGCGTCTATTCTATGGGCACAAGCCTGCATCTATCGGCTTGATTTTTCCCTGTTTCGATCCTGGAGGATATTCAGTGAACACAGCATCTTTAGCCCTCGGGCTGTTCATCCTAGCAACTCCCGCGTACCTTAACGCGGACGGTACCCCATCACTTGACAGCGACGGTATCCCTATCCCGATCAAAGGCCCTCTGACATTCCAGACAAGCCCGACGCCGGGAGACGTTACGGTAGTCGTTAACTCGAATGGTACCCTCACTCTTGGCATGTCCAAAACTGCCAGCGTAGGGGCCACTACCACAATCAACGTTGCAGATTCCAGTTCACCCCCCCTGCTCGGCAGCATCGCAGTGACTGCCGCAGGTGCTGTAGCTGAGGGAGTCCCCGCTTCTATCAACTTTACGCTCGGCACTCCGCAGGTAATCCCGCCGACCGGCTAACTCGTGCTACAACATGTAGGAGCTTTGCAAGGGGCCTGCTAGGGCGTTTGAAATACACTCGAACGCCCTAAAATCTCAAGACCACGGAGATACCTAATGATTACTATTGCCCTCGTTCTCGCAGGAATTATTCACGAGAATTTCCACATCGACATCCTCAAAGCACTCGGCAAGTATCTGCCTGCCTCTGTAATCGTCTTCTTGAACAACGCCCTTAAGGATCTGCCTGCTCCTATCGAGTACAGCATCCCTCTCGGCTTTATCAAGGCGGACATTATGTTCGGCGCAGATACTTTGCTGCCTGCAGCAGGCTCTAAGGCTCTTTTGGCTCTTCCGACCGGTACAATCAAGTCGGGACCCGTAGCGCCGGGGGTAATTCCCCTCATACCTGCAGATACTGCAGACGATTCCACGGACACGACTACCGACCCACTGACGGGAGATGAGGTCATTGACCCGAGTAACGCGGGATGATAGCTCCGGTATCGCTGGAAAAGTTCAGGGAGTACGAGCTTGCCGCATTTGTGCGGGTAACACAGCGTAAGCTCACGTACGGGTATGGAGCGAAAGATAAATTCTGTGGGCAGGGGCTCCCGATTCGCTACGGCAAGATCGACTGCTCAGGTTTCAACCGAACCCTGATGCAATATGCTGTTGGGGTGCCCTTCAAAGACTACCCGGATGGCTCATGGAATCAATGCCGCTGGCTTGCTGAGAACGGCTACCAGAGTATTTCCTACAACGAGGTTCCTACGAGGTATGGAGTGCATATCGCATTCCATCACACCAATGGAAGGGGAGCTGATCCGGTAGGCCACGTATGGGCTGTTGTGAGCTGGCCCGACTCTTGCCACACAGTAGAGAGTTATGGAAACAACGGACCAGGCAGCCGGGACTGGAATACCCCTAAGCTTCTGCACATCGTAGACGAGTGCTTTTTTATTGGTGCGCTCGTCTAACGAAAAGATACCCCCTGCCAAATCTTCTCCGGCAGGGGGTATCTTTTTGCCTACTTCACTACTCAAATGCACATATCAAAGCACCTTAGATTTCACTGAAATATAGGTCATGCGTTTTTTTGCTTGTTGCTCCAGAGCAGCCCTCGTTCAATCAAGAGAACGCAGCAGTTTGAAATGCTCCTGCTCTCCTCTGTTGCCATAGTTTCTATCGCGTCTCGCAGCTCTGCTGCAACGTTGATAGGACCCAGGCGAACCGCCTTACCAGTACGAGTAGGTATGTTGCTGTCATCCATCTCCAGCCCTTCTACAATTACTTTCGCCACTATGTACCCTCCTCTACCTCAAAAAGTCCGTGCTCCAGCACGAAGCGTACAGTTACATCTGACAGATACGGAACAAGTTTTGCGTGCCTCTTGATCCGTACTGTATCCGGCGCCACCTTGGTGATGTTCCAGCCATGCTCTTTCCACGCGTCAAAGAATACTGTACCGTAGGTACTTTGCCGGGTACTCTCTTTCGCAGACTTGTGGTCGTGGTGAGAAAACTCCAACGTCGTACCTACCCGATCTCGAATCTCCTTCAGTTTGTTGAGAGAGGAGACAGCCTTGATCCCGTAGTCCTCCATGTTTACGGCCGCGTTCATCGGATCAACGATCAGCAGGCCTGCTTTTAAGTCCCCTACTACCTGCTCCAGAGACTTCATACCCTCGGGACTTGTTATGTCCATACGTCTACCGTCGTAGAAGTAAATAGGTAAGTTCGGTTGAAACACTGTAACCAATTCGTTACCTTCGAGCGTTGGCTCACAGCCGCCCAAAAGAATACGCAGCCTATCAGCAAGTAGCGTGAAATCGTCTTCGAGCTGGCAAAAGACCACAGGACGAGGAGCGGGTACCTCGAAGCTCCCTAAGAAGGGCTTGCCACTGGAGATAGACAGAGCAAGCTCCAGCAGCAGCCACGTCTTATAGCAGCCTGGGAGGGCGCTGATTATTCCTGCCGAGCTTGAAGGTATCCAGTCTTGGACAAGCCATTGTTGCCGTGTTGGAGTGTAGAAGGAAAGGAAATCCAGCATCGGCAAGAAACGCTCAGCCGATACAGGCGCACTTTCCGGTGCGCGTTCCTTCGTGGCAACATCGTCCACATAGCGATTAAGCTCCGCCTGCGAGAGCGGGGGATATACATGTTCCTCATTCCACTCTCGAAGCGCCTTACGTACTTCATGGACGCTTTTGCCCTCTTTGAACAGGTGACCAATAAGCCTACCCGCTGCGTCATGCCTGTTACCAGAAAATACGGCGTCAGGGTCAAGGAGCTTGATAGCCTGTCGCTCAATGGGTGCAGGTATCCTGGTGTCGATATAGGTATACTTGTTGCCGGACTTATGGTTAGACGTCGGGAGTAAGACGTACCCCCCTTCTCCACGTACATGAACATCCCCCTTTGCGCTATTTTTCCATTTGCGTTTCGTAGCGAAGTAGTAATGTAACCCGTCTCCTCCTGTGCGAACTGTCCGCGTAGAGAATTCGGGGCTTGCTCCAGGTCTATCTACATCGATCACTACCCAATTAGACCGCCCTCCTGCAGAGCCTGTTAGCATAGCGGCATTAGCGTTAGGCCACTTCTGCCACCACTCACGTACCTGAGACTCTGACGGAAGGCGCTGCTGAAACTCTTTCCAGCTAGGTAGTATCGGGTGCTTACCAGGAGAGGTACACTCTGCACGAGAGCACGCACAGGTACCGTCATCTCGCATCCACCAGATAGGGATGACAGGACGACCTTCTTTGAGGCGTGCGAGGGCCTCTTCTAAGCAGCCGTCTGTAGGCATTTGTGCCTACTTCTTGCCTGTGCGATATTGCAGTACGACCATACCATAGACCATAATGCGGATGGCGTCCAGCTCATGTTCGGTGTGCCACTCCCAGCCGGCATCTCGAATGACTTCGCGTTTAATCCGATGTGTCTCCGCAGGCATTATCTCCACGGTCTTGAAGTCATTAATGTATGCCCAATACTGGATAGCGCCGATGTTCTGAGGCGCTAGCTGCGTCCGGGCAAACTGCACAGGACGACTGACAAAGCTCTCGTAGAATATCATGGAAGGTACTGTTGTATCGTAGCGAGAGAGCAGCCGAAACAAGTCCTGCTGGACGACAGTACGTACGTGATAGATTCCGGGCGCTGATTGATCCAGGATGCAGATACCTGTACTGTCCCCGGGATCAAAAGCGTACACTCTGCCAAATACCTTGCTGCTGAGTACGCTCTTTAGTGTGTCGGGACTAAGCTGCCCCATGTCCGACCTACCTTTGTCTCCGACACTATCGGCACTCGAAACTGAAAATCCTCCATCGTTCTTCTTATCACCAAGCATACCTCTTCAGTCCTTTCTGTTTTGCATTCAAATAGAATTTCATCATGAACCTGACAAATCATACGGCAGCTCGAAGGCAGTACCTCAGACAGTCTCTGCATCGATACCCGTATGATTTCTGCCACTCCCCCTTGGATCACATTGTTCATCGCAGTATATGCCTTATCTTTGAGCCCTACATTCTTAGGGTATCTGCGCATACGCCCCGACCACAGACGAATGTAACCTGCCATTTCTGCCTGTGCGGAAAGCGCATAGTTCAACTTCTTGACTCCAGGCATTAAAAGGTTATGCTGTCGCAGCACGTCTCTCGCAGCCGGGTCCGATATTTTAAGCATGTAGGCCACACGTGCAGGTCCGGCTCCGTAGCACATACCAAAGTTCAGGGTCTTGGCAGCGTTACGCTCAATGCCTAGCTCGTCTGCTACCATCTGGTGAATGTCAAGCCCCTCCTCACAGTAAGCTTTCATCAGGAAAGGGTCTTCGGAATAGTGCGCCATAAGCCGAAGCTCCGCCTGCGAGAGGTCGGCAGAGATTAGCTTATACCCTCGTGAGGCTTCTACGAAGTTACGGGCTCTGTGCCACTCTGCTGACTTACGGGGGAGCTGCTGCAGGTTAGGCTCCGCACAGGACATTCGCCCGGTAACGGTACCGTGAATCTTGAAGTTTGCATGTACCCTGCCGTTACGATCGGCACGCGAGAGAAAAGCCTGATAGAAACTGCTGACAGCCTTGGATAGCCCTCGGTATTCGAGCAGCAGATCTACATTAGGGTCGTTCAGCTCCAGAAGCTTATCCTTTGCGCTGGAAGACACCCCGAGCCACTGGCACACCTGCTTAGGAGAACCGGGATTGAAACCGGGCCACGTTAGCCCCTCTATCTGCAGTCGCAGCTTCTCTACCCTCTCTTCACACTGGGCAGTCTCCTCTTCGCACTTGCGACGGTTTACCTTAATGCCTGTGTACTCAATATCCTCTATCACGCGCGCATAGTCACACATTTCACCTGCCAGCGAGGTAAGAGCGTCTTGCCGGAGTTTGTGTAGGACTTTCTGATAGAGCAGACAGGTAAGCCTTGCATCCTGCTCTGCATAGCTTCCTGTGACAGCGGGGTCTACCTTCCACATAAGAGACTTATCAGGCTTACCTCTCCCGCTCTCTGGCAGCTCCATTAGATGTGCGTTCAGGGTATCCTCGAATACTTTTGCGTCGGAATCTACCTCGGCTCCAAACTCCTTGAGGCCATAGCTGAACCTGTTTTCGTCTGCTAGATGCCAGAGGAGCATAGCGTCAATCACTATGCAGCCGCTCAGGTCAAGTCCCTGCTTACGCAAAAACTGGCAGTCAAATTTACTGTTCCAGCCGATGAAAGTTCCTTCGGCAAAGATAGGCTGAAGGTCCTTTTTCCAGTCGTATCGGGACATTTGCTCCCGTGCTATCGGATGCCCAAAAGGACAGTAGTAGAGGCTACTCTGACCGTTCGAGAAAGATACTCCGAGTAGACTGTCTCCACCGTAGGGATTTAGCCCTGTGGTTTCGATATCGAAGGCAAGAAGCCTACCTTCCTGTTCTAGCCTGAAAAAAGCCTCATGAAAGGCTTCTCGTGTGCTCACGAGCATCTTTATCCTTCTTTCAAGAAAGCAGAAACATCCGCCCAACGAGTAGAAAGCTCAACAAGCTCCTGTCGCTCCGCTGTCTGTCGTGCGAGATCCTTATTCCATGTATCGATATCAAGGTATCCTTGAATTGCGTCCGAGATTAATTCGTCCATCTGAAGAGGAGAGAGAGCATCAAGCTCCCACGACTGATCGCCAAACCTGCCTATATAGTCGGCGCAGCGAGAGTCCGTCAGCTTTGCAGGATTTGGTGGGGGGTTATATGTACGGATCTGATCCATGTTCAGAGCTATTCGGTCCACTACCAGATTATAGGTACGCAGATCCTCTTGCTGATTCTTGATTTCGTGTATGTCGTCTTCGTCTGCCGGATAGTGGGTACCTGAAGTCATAAACAAACTCAAGCGTTCTTCAATATCCCTGCTCATATCTATCCCGCTAGGGTCGTGGTCCCCCAGGTGAATGATTATTGCTTGATTGTGGTCGTCAAGCTTGTCTGCTAGCCGGATTCCCGCAGCCCTCATTTCGCTCTGTGACACGTACCCCCGGCAAGAAAAGTAGGGAACATCCCACCGATTAGCTACCTGTGCAACTACTCCCGCGAGAGCCTCTTTCTCTACCCATACCTCTACATAATTCTCTTGGTTGTTCCAGAGATCCAGAAAATAGCTTGGAGCTATTGCATTAATAATGTCTGCAGGATCACTAAAGTGGTCTCGTGCCTGCAGATTACGAGTGCGGTCTGTTATACTGCTCCAGTCTATGAGCCCTGCAAGCCGAGCGTCGTTGATAATCGAACCTAGCCTGTCATACTCGGTATCTTTGTTGGGAATAATGCCTCGGGCTACAAACTGGTAGTAGAGCTGCCGTAAGGTTAAGTCGTATCCCTGACGAGCGTACTCGACGCATATCTCCTCTGCCATAGAGATGATAGAAGCGCTAGAGGCTCCGAACTTCTTTTTGATATACGCTACTTTGCTCATTTGAGTATCCTGTCCTTTTTCTCGTCATCAATCCACTCATTGATTAGCTTCGCTACTTCGTACCTGTCCGTAGGTCTTATGTCGTCACTCCACGTTCCTATCAAAACACCGGTGCGCTTACCCGTAAGCTCCAGAAACATATCATCAAAGTCGTTTAATCCTCGCATATGCAGCTCTACAAGCTGTGAGAGCCGCCCGAACTCTATCTTCTCAGACCTATCCAGATGGCCACTTGAGTTCAACGCCCTCAGTCGCTGTTTGGCTTTGACTACATCAACAGACATTACAATACGAGGATCTATCCGGGCAATATCGAAGCTTAGGGCAAAAGGATGCTTTGTCTGTCCTGGCTGTGGCGCGTGCTGGTTTGCTTCTTCAAAAATGTCCGGCTCTTCGAACCATGAGGAATCCCAGGTATCTCGTATGTTGTAGCTACGCTCTCGGTAGTCCTGTCTGTGATAACCTCTACCGTAGTCTCTCCAGCGATTAACTGCCGAAATTGCTTTCTGTGCGTTGGCTCCATGCTTAAAATACCAACGAGTAGCCTTGACGCTGTACTTTCCGCCGAGAGAAAGCAGCTCTGATATTAAATCCTTGTCTTCCTGTTTGAGCGCATAGTCAGGGAGTTCTGAATACTGAGTTACCCATACAAAAGTGTCCTCCCAACGGGGAGGATTAAAGTCCAGCTCAATCTCGATTGTGTCGTCTTTTTCCATTAGGGTGCTCTAAAATTACCGTCCCTCCCGGAAAGGACTGACTCAATACGGGAGGGACGGGGCTTTACTGCATTTTTAAGATAGGCTATTTCGCGTTGTACACCACGCCTAGGGCTACCCGCAGCAAAGAAGGTTAAATTTGTTCAGGCTCTTGTTCATCCCAATAACGTTTGTTTTGCTTTGCTGTCTCCAGCTCCGCCTCGCAGCAATAAGACACGAGGAGGGTGCGGGAGATGTTGAAACCTCCCGCACCGTAGCCTATAGAATCTGTCTGGATTTTTTCACCACAAGCCTTGTGGCACCCACTACAGTAAGATTCCATCTGCCCTACCCCGCGAGATCACTGACCTCAAAAGTCTCCTCAGTAGGAGATAGCACCTTCTTGATGCCCGGCCTGGCCTCCCCCTCGTAGGTCTGCTGTTCGATCACCAACCGGCAAACGTTGCCTACGAGCTTGGCAATATCCAGCTTCACCTGCCCCACACCGACTGCTCCGCACGCCTTAGCGGTCTCTGTGACCTTCCACATAGCATCCCTTGTCAGTACGGTGTTAACATAAAACACCCGTTTGTCTTGCAGTGTCCTGAACCTCCACACGACCATCTTATTCCCGCTGGACTTCGCAACCGTCTTTTCAACGCTCTCCAGTCTGGCATGATAGGTACCGGAAGGATACGGGAGAGCTCCCCCCGCATCAAAGTCAATCTCAACTTCGATTGCCTCTCCGCCGTCGTCTGCATAACCCGAGCTGCTGCCCTCTGCTGTTGAAGCAGCCAGCACCAACTCCTTCTCTTCCACGCCTAGTTCATCCGCAAGGTTCGTCTTTTTCTTGAATGCCATTTACGTACTAACCCTTTCCTGTGAGCAGGCCCCATACCTTAGACATGGTGGGGTCTACTATGAGTTTGCCAAGTTTGCCGCCCGGAGAACGGTCTTTTGCTATGGTCTCGTTCGTTGGAGTACAGAGCATAAGTCGCGTACTCTCCACGTCCCCCGACTCGCCCGGTTTGATGTAAAGTCGAGCTACTATGTCCACATACCCGATGACGGACTGACGCAACTTCGGCATAAGCGCCGGGTACCTTTGGAATGCCTTGTTCGGATCTCCTGAGGTATCGGCCTCACCACTGACCAAGATGACGTGTGCCGGGAGATCCCGCAGCTTGCGAAGACGTTCTCGCACACTATCTGTCGTCTTGCCAAATACCCTCATCTGAGCCTTGTCTGCCTTGGTAAGATCCGGCAGCCCCTCTTCCGTCTTCGGCAGCATAACTCTCTGCCACAGGTCTATGAGATGCTCCTGCATATCGGAAATCGAGTCGAACACCACGGTCTTAAATCCGTGGTCAGTTGTTGAGAGCCACTCGAGCAGCCTGTCCAGCTCTCCGAGCCCTTCAAACTCCGTTACCTGAATGTTAGCAGGATCGATAAATCCTTCCAGGCTCTCGGAGATTGCGAGAGTACCTCCTTCCAGGCTAATAAATAGTACTGGACTCATTTCAGGCTCCAGAGACGCAGAGGCAGCCAAGGTAGTCTTGCCGACTCCAGGAGGTCCGTAGACCACCATTTTGAGCTTAGGTACGTTGGATGGCGCTACAAATGTGGGGCTCCACCTGTTACGATCCTTAGGCCGCAGAGAAGCTGCCGCCTTCACAGGAGCTGCTTCCGGAGTATCTGCAGGATTAAGTCCCTCCCTCCGTTCTATCTCCCCTGCCCAAGCTGCCGCTGCCGCCGCCTCCGCCTTTGCCTCGCTAGTTCTGCGCATCTGCTTCTACCTCCGCGTCGTCTTGTGGCTTGTCGCGGGGGACATAGGCCCCTGCATCGATCAAGTTCTGAGGATCTCTGCCGCGTACAGTTTCAAGACACAAGTCTCGGAACTGGCAGGATTTGCAGAGGAATGGAGAGTCACACATGTAGATTCGTTTGCGCTTCGCCATAAGCTCGATAGAGCAGTCATACAGTGAAGCTCTATCCTCTACCAATCTCTCAGCAGGTCTTGAGATAACCTGCTCGGTCCAGAAGCGTCGGGGAGCGAGTTTCTCCCGCATATCTGCGTAATGCTCGGGATCATACCCGTTTGCTACGACAGCAGCCTTGTAAGTCTCCCAGTCTGTAGTTATTGCCGATCGAGAGATTCCGCCTGTCTTGTTGACATTTGGAATTGCCGGGAGTCTGTTGAGAATCTGCAGATAGAGCAGCTTGGGATTTTCGATACCGCGATGCTGCATGTACATCAGGTACATAGCAAGCTGAGACGACAGCTCAACAGATTCCGGGGTTCGGAACTGTCCGACGAATTTTGCTTCTAGCCCCCATACGCTATTCGGGCTGAAGGGAACAGCTATGAACGCGTCTATTCGCCCGTTCCACGTAACATCCGGCATGGAGTTACGCGAACCGTCGCGTATCGGCATGGTCCAGGCAGCCTCGGAGTCGATCAGTTTTCGACCGCTTTGACGGTAGGAGCTTTCATGGTCCCACTTTTTCACGCAGCCCGCTACGAGATCAATCTCGGCTTCCGCCTCTGCGAGAAGAGATGCTGAGTCCAGGTCTTCCTCTCCGATGCTGAGCGCCACCGTACGAGACAGCTCCGCAGCAGACTTTGCGACAGCAGCCCGTACGTTGTCGCCTGCCAGCGCAGCCGCTATTCCTGCGTGCGCCATGGTTCCTTGTGCCAGTTTAGTGTGAGTTACTGAGGGTTCTACTCGCATGAAATACTGCCAATACCATTTTTGTTTACACTGTTTCCAGACCGCAATCTCTGACGCAGAGATGGTCGGAATGTGCTCGTGTTTGATGTACATGGTCGGTCCTTTCTAAAAGCTCTTGTCCGGTTCTACGTGCTCGGAACCAGACAAGATATTGTTTGAGACGCCCTTGGTTTTTGGTACGACGGGCAACAGAATGCCGTGCTCTCGCAACTCGTGTACCTCTCGCAGCAGCTTACAGGGCTTTAATCTACGCTGTGCGTGCATCAGCCGCATACGGTAGGAGGAAACTTTACGTATACGTGCATCATTTTGCATCTTACTCCTTCCTCTGCATCTTTGTCAAGCTTGTTTCAACAGATGTTTATGCACTGCTGCGAGAGCCTCGCGTTTGCCGGACTGCAGAGCTATAACGTGCTCCTCTACAGAGTCAATAGATTGTAGGGAATAGACGGTAACGGGGTGAACCTGCCCTATCCTGTGCATTCGAGCTATCGCCTGCTCCCTATCTGTTGAATTCCATGGTTCGTCCAGAAATACGCACGTATGCGCCTCTGTGAGGGTGAGAGCAACTCCTCCAACAGCTCTTGACATATACAGGGGCCTCATCAAAGGGTCCTGCTTCCAGTTAACAAGACATGCTAGCCTCTGGCTCTCGGAGAGACCTCCGTGATACAGCCAACCCGGACTCTCTTTGTGTGCCAGTTTTAACGCATCTACGAATTCAGAAAACACGATGACGCGTGAGCCTGCTTCTTCCAAGAGCCCCTGCAGAACAGGCAGCTTGTTTCCTGTGACAGTTGCCCCTAGAATCCGTGCATCTATCGCTATTTGACGTGCTCTCATATAGGCTACTGCCGCGTTCGAAATGAACCAGTTCTTGCCACTCAACTCTAGGATGATTTCTTTGAGCGCCTGAGTGTGATGACGTTCCTGAGCAGGTGTCATAGGAATTCTCAGAGTAACCTCTGTGACGGCAGGCAGCTCAATTCCTACCTGATCTTTCGTACGCCTCAGCACGTAGCGAGAAAGCATCCCCGCAAAGCGCACAGGGTCCTTCGCAGGGGGGAGTATTTTCTTGTGTGCTCCTCCGAAAGGTGACCACTCGTACGAGCACCAGATATCTACATATCTCCAATAAGAACTAAAATCCTTCGGGTAGCAGATACTCAGCAGACTCCAGTAATCAGCCGCGTGATTTACTGCAGGGGTTCCTGTGAGCAGCCACACAATTTTATAGCCTTCGGCAAGCCGCTTAATGTGCCTGGTCCGAGCCGCCTGCCGGTTCTTGACATAGTGGGCCTCGTCTACTATCAGGATTCCCCCCTTAGCAGGTTCCTGCCCGAGTCTGCTAAAGGGTGTTACGGTAACCGTACAGAAGTCCGGTTTTCCTCCCACTTTGTCTACGTGCTCTTTCCAAACCGAGATAGCTGCAACCGGGCATATAACGGTCACTTGGGAAACCTTCGCTTCGAACGCAGCCGTCAAAGCTGTTACGGTTTTACCAAGCCCCATTTCGTCCGCCAGAATGCAGCTGCCTGCTAGCAGACGTGTAACGCCTGCTAGCTGGTAGTTGCGTAGTTTCATGCCTAATTTTTCTCCCTTATGATACGAAGGAATTCTGCTTCCTGTGCCGCCCTTGCTGCCGAACGTGCCGCCGCCCCTGCTGCCGACCCTGCTGCCGCCCGTGCTGCCGCCCGTGCTGCCGACTCTGCTGCCGACTCTGCTGCCGACTCTGCTGCCGACCCTGCCGCCGCCCCTGCTGCCGCCTCCCATGCCGCCTCCCATGCCGACCATGCTGCCGCCCGTGCTGCCGCCCGTGCCGCCGACCCTGCCGCCGACCCTGCTGCCGCCCGTGCCGCCGTCCGTGCTGCCGCCCGTGCTGCCGCCCATGCCGCCTC